TACGGTAGAGGCTCTGATAAAGCGGCGACTGCTGGAGGCTATCGATCCCGGATTGCTGGGCCGTGTTGCCGTTGAGACCTAGCAAATTCTCCATTGGCGTCAGAGCGCCTAGCCCTGCCTGTCGGAAGGGGGCGAAGTTAGCCTGCGTCTGGTTGTATTCGCGCTGCTGCTCGCCAATCGCGGCCTGGTCCGCCGTCGTCTGGGCCTTGGCCGCCTTAGATGCTCCGCTGGATGCGATCAGCCCCCCGCCGATTGCTCCCGCCGCTCCAATACCCGCTGCAATGATTGCCGGTGGCATCAGTTCTTCTTCCACTCATAGAGGTCATAGGTGACCGGCCCGAAGCCGATGTCGAGAACGTCAGTCCCGCATTTCGTGAAGCCAGCCTGCGCGGTGTAATGCCGGAGCGCGTTGTGACCCTCGGCAATGCGCGCCCACAGCCGCTCGGCTCCAAGCGCGGTGATGTAGTCGATCCCCTCGTGCGCCATGCGGTAGGCATCGCGGCCCCGTCCTTCGGGAACGACCATCATGTGGACTTCGTAGGTTTGGGGGGCGGACCAGAGGAACAGGAACGCGCCATGCTCCCATGCCACAGCGTGGTTCTTGGGGTTGGCGACAAACGCGGTGAAATCGAGCGGTGAACTACCGTCCCCGCCGCACGTTGGGCGAACTTGCGGGTGATTGGCAAGCTCGTTCAGCTTCCCGGCATCGGTATGCCGCTGAATGCAAAGCTCTGCCGTCCCGCCCATAGAGCGGAACCTTGCCGTTTGCGGCGGCGCTACGCGATTGAACAGTTACTAGCTACTCGACCCACTGAAACATCTCGTGGAACACGTCGGTCGCTTCGGCATCGATGATCAGGTCGCGCCGCGCAATCTCAGCGAGCCACGATGGGACTAAGGCGCGGGGAATCGGGCAGGTGTCTGGATCGTGAAAGATGCCAACCGTGGTCTTACCGCTCTTGAAGAACCCAACGATCAGATGCCCGACCAATGGGTCATGATCCTCTGAGGCATCTGCTACCAGTTTGGCATGGCGCAGGAGTTCGCCCTGCCTGTTATCGCGCGGCTCCGGCTGACGCATGATGTGAACGTCAGCTCCCGTTTTCATTCTCACGCGGGCGATTCGAGCTTGGAACTCACTCACTTGCGACCGCCGCCCAGCAGGCCCTTGAACTTCGCCATCCGGCTCTGCTCGTGAACCTTGATCCGGTTCGTCATCGCGTTGTGGCTTTCAATCGCCAGCTTCTGCGGCATGTGGGACGTAGCCGTGTCGATCTGCCGGGCTTCGGCGAGCGTCTTGTGGATATTGGCGAGCTTGTCGGCGTCGTCCAACCCATCGGGAGTGTCGGGCTGCTCGACGGGGCCACCCACGGCCTTGGCCTGCGCGATCTTGAGGACGCTGGAAGCCTGCGCCTCGCCTGCCTTGGCGTGGAACTGCTCGGCCTTTGCTCCGATCTCCGCGACCTTGGCCATCGCAAGCTGACGCTCGGGGTCCATCTGCTGCTGCTGGGCGGCCTGCTCCATCTCCGCCTTCTCGTCGTCGGTCGGCTCTTCGACGCCCATCTGGACGAGCTGCTTACGCGCCCATTTCTGGATATTGGCCGTTCCTTCCCCGTCCTGATTCATCAGGGCGTTCAACAGGAGCACATTGGCCATCGGGAGGTTCTGGGCCTCCACGGCAACAGCGGCCATGTTCATGTTGGAGCGCACCGTCTTGTCGCGACGGGTCGCAGTGGCTTCGGAAACCTCAGCAATAACCTTGTAATGCCCCCGGCTGAAGTCGTTGAGGCTGATCTGACTGCCCCCCGATCCGATGCCCGGTTGCTTGAGGATGGCGGTCCCGTCGTTGCCGTCCTCGTTCATGGTTTCGATCTCGCGGCCCTGCTCGTGGTAAACGTCGTCGGCCATCGAGAGGTAAATCTCACCGCCGCACTCGGTCGTCAGGCGGAAGTTGTCGAGGTAGATACCGGACTTGGCATCCACCCGTTGAGCGGCGACCTCCAGTGCATCGGCGGAGGTGTTGGCCTTCACCTCATCCGATCCGTCCTGCTGGTCGTTGGTGAGCGTGGCCTGGAGTAGTTCGAGGATCGCAGCATCGACCGATGATACTGCCGGGGCCTCGACCTTGCCGATTGGCCCCATTGCGGCAATTGACCCGTCCGCATTCCTCAGCGGCTCAACCAGAGCGAAGGCGTGGCGATCCACCACTTGCCTCGCCCAGTTCTCCGCCAGAGCAGGCGGCATTTGCTCACGGGCGAAGATCGGGATTTCCCTTGGGCTCATCGCCGAAGTCTCAGCGAGCCGCGACACCACCGCATTGTAGAGGCGGTTCTGGTCCATCTTGTCCTGGACGTAGCCCTTGAACCGCTCAACGCCGTCAACGAAGGCCCGCTTGCCGTAATAGGGAACTACAGGAATGCGATCCCCGGCAATCAGCCCCTTGTCGGTCAAGACTTCGGCGCCGGACATGATGTATTTGTGGACGCGGCGGCGCTTGCAATTCTTCGAGCGAACCTTCCAACCAGCCTTTTTGAGATCGGCCAGCTCGCCATCCTCAAGCTCGCTTTCCCAGATGCGATCCTCTTCGTCGCTGAGCTTGTGTGTGAGGACGTAGAGCTTCTCCTCGACCTCCTCGACCTCGTAATACTCGGCAACCTTTACAACGTCGGGCCGGAACCAGTCGTATATCGGGTTAAGTATGTCCTCGGGGAATGAGGTGATCGCATCCTCATACTCTTCCTCGAACGTCTCCCGCGCCTTGGCGGTGATGACGAACGCGAACTTGGCGTTGAGCTTCTTGTAGGTCTCGTCGTCAGGGTCGAAGAACACCCGCTGGTCGGCATCGGCAATCAACAGACCCGGATTGATGCGCTGCTGGTCGTTGTCCTTGTCGTAGGGATCGTCCCATTCGTTCGCGAGGCGATAGGCTCCGAACCCTCCCGCAGTGCCCTCCATGAAGGCATTGTCCCACGCCTGCTGCGCCTCGAAGCGGTGAGCATCGGCCCTGAACATGCCGTCCAAGGTGGTTGCTGAATCGTCGTCGCCCTTGCCCGCTGCGGGTCGAAAGTCGGGGACGATCCGGTTCTCGTTGTAGTCGCGGTAAATCTTTTCGAGGCCGTCCTTGGTTAGGTTGATCTCCATTTTGATCGCGTTGCAGAACGCCTCGCCGAACTCGCCTTCCCACATGGCACCGGGGATGGAGACGAACCGGCGAGCCGCGAGCGATAGGGTGCGCTGCTCAAGCTGTGGCGGGACGGTGCGGTTGAACCGCTGAATGGCGCGCTCGAACACATCGTCCAGGGTGCGCTTGGGCGTATCCTGATCCTCAAGCGCTTCGTCGGTGTCGGCGGCCATGCGATAGGCTTACCGTTGAGGGGCCTAGCGGGGCGATTGAACAGTTACGTTGGAACCTAGCCGAATCCCGGTCGTTATGCGTTCAGGTGGTCCGTCTGAATGAGAATGACGGCGGACTGTGCCGAATACACGCCCCGGCTAAAGTAACCGTCCTCCGGCTTGCATTCCCCCGCCCCGGACTGACGCAGAAACAGCCGGGGCGCTTCTCTACCTCCTGAATGCCAGCGTCGGGATCGACACCGGGCTATCGTCCGTCTGATTGCTGACCGCCCGCCTAGCACCCTCCACGGCATACCGTAGCGCATCGATCAGGTGATTGTCCTTGTCGGCTAGGACTGCGGTTACCTGTCCCGTCAGGCTATCCACCTTGTAGCTGTAGTGGGTCAGCTCATCGATGGTGTGCTGACAGCGCGGGTGAACCACGATGTCATAGCTCTTGAGGAACTCGACGCCCTCCTCGACCGAGCGCGTTCCCTTGATCGCCGGAGCAATGCGCGGGAAGCCGTTGCGTCTCAGGTGACTGATCGTCTCCGGCCTTGAGCTGTCGGCGGTGATCCAGAACTTCTCCGCCTCAGGAACGCACATGAACAGCGCTGGCAAGTTCACGATCTCGACGTTGAGGCCGTAAGCCTCGTAATCGACGTAGATGGTGCGCCCGACGATGTAGCAGCGAACCAGGCATGACGGATCAATCGAGAAGCCGAAGTCAGCCCCAAGCCTATACTCAGCGTTGGGATCGCTCTCGAACGCTTCGACCTTCCAGTTCTTGAATACGCGGGCTTCGGAGTTCCTGCGATATTCTCCCTTCCACACGTGGCGGAACTTGTCGAAGTCGCGGCCCCGGTCGTATTCCATCTCCAACCGGAGAACGTCGGGAAACCAGGGGTTGTCGGTGTAGTTGATCTCCCGAACGATGCTCGACGGCGGCGGCGAGAACTTGGCCGCATCCTCTTCATCGAGATTGCCGCCCCGGAACATCGCATCGACGGGATCGGTCTCAAGGTCCGGGTTCCACGTCCATATCAGGCGAGACCCCGGCTTACGGATTGTCGGCACCAGCGTATCGATCGAGCTTTGCGAGAATGCCTGGGCTTCATCCCCCCAGAACGTCGTCACGCCCTCCATCGACTTGATGCCGTTGGCGTTGCCCTTGATGCCGGAGAACAGGAACAGGCTATCATGGGGGCCGCGTATCTCCTGCTCGGTGGATTGGAACGCCTTGCGGACGCCAAGCCTCTCAATCGCGTCGTCGATCAGTCGCTTGGAGCTGTCCCGGATGCTTTTCTGTAGCTCACGGCCACAGAGCACCCGTTCGTGCCGCTCCATCGCCTGGAGCACCAGCGCGGTAGCAACGGTGTAGCTCTTTCCGCCGCCGCGTCCACCGTGCCATGCGAGGTGACGAAACGGTTGCCACAAGTCCTCTGCATATTCGGGAAGCTCAATTTCCTTCGGCATCGTGGCCGCACAAATATGCTATTGCCCCGTATATCCAGGCCATCGGAGCGATGAAGGCAAATGCTGCCAACACACTGGCAGCAAGTATCTGTGGCGCTTGCAGGGCCACAATCCGCAATTCCCGAACCGCTTCTGTGTCGTCGATGCGGAGCCACGCGTCCGCTTTCCACCAACCGATAGCAAGCCACACAAGACCAAGCGCCAGAAACGTCAAGTTCATGACTGACCATCCCCGGGCTTCACCAGGCGGACGGCGAACGCATCGGGCAACGGGTTTTCGGGATCGGAGCCGAGCAGCGTCTTGTCGCCGAACACGGTCGGCAGCATCTTGCCGAGATACCAGCGCTCCGCATCGAAGGCCAAGCGGCCCTTGCTGGCGTCCTCTGCGCTCTTCGCGTCCTCAACGGCACGCTCGGCGCGGCACTGATACCCTATCTCCCTCGCCCGCGCGTATTTCGCACCGAACTCGGCATCATCCCTTGCTTTCTTGCGGACGTAGCTCTCGGATACGGGAATCTCCTCATCCTTGCAGATGGCATTCAACGCCTCTCCGGCAAGCAGACGGTCCAGCAGCGTCTCTTCAAGGGCGGCTGTCCACTTCATGCCAGCGCCGCCTCTCGTTCC